GTCTGGCTTGGTGCTGGCTTCCTGCTCGACCTTGGCCTCGACCTTTGCCAACTCGACTGGGGCGGCCGGGGCGGCGGTCGGAATACCGTTTGGGAAGAACGCCGCGAATGCCGAAGCCATGGCGTTGGCCACGGCGGTGCCGATTGCTTCAGCCTGGCGCGCCGACTGGTCGGCCAATTCCTTGCGGTCTTCTTCGCGCTGTTTGACCAGTGCGGCCATGAATGCCTTCGGGTCACCGACGCCGTGGTCGCTTTCCTTGTTGTCGCGGATCATCTTCTCGACGCGCTCTTTGTTCGATTCCAGGTATTCCTGGTAGCGGGCGCGGCCGATGTCGCAGGTGGGCTCCAGGTTTTCAGCGGGCAGGCCGGCATACGCAACGATGGCGCCGGCTTCGTGCATTTCATTGCCGACCAGCGATTTTTCTTTGACCAGGTAGTTGACTGGCTGGCGCGGTGCGCTCGTGCCGGATGGGTTTTCTGCGCTCGCAGTGCCTGCGGCGGAGATCATCATGCAGGCCAGCGACAGGATCGATGCACGGGAATTACGGGAAAGGTGACGCATTTTTCATTCTCCTTGAAGTGAAAAAGCAGACCCGAAGGTCTGCGTTATTTGCCGCTATTACAGGACCGAGTAGCCGGAACGGTAGTAGATGTTTTTGACCATCTGTAGGTCTTTGAAGGATGCCGCGGCCACCGAGAAGGTGGCGATTGCGCCGGTGTTCACGTAGCGGGCGCCAATGTAGCGCTTCGGCGTGTACGGCGACACAGGGCTGATGCGCAGGCCGATGATCGTGCCGATGGTCAGCGAGGCGATCGGGTAGGCATCGGTGCTGGCGATCACCTGCACATTCGAGGTCAGAGCAGCGTCGTCAGCCTGGATCAGCTGGAACTCGACGCTGGTGCCGACCGTCGGCGCGGTCAGGATGGAGAACTCGACGAACAGGTTTTCACCTGCGCCCAGGTCACCGGCTTGGTTGCCACCCAGGGTCAGCGGCGCCCAGTCGATGGTGTTGGTGGACAGGATGCTGCCTGCCCCGTTGGCCGCCTGGCCAGTCAGTACGCCCGTACCAGCAGCGACCGAACCGGAAAGCAGCAAGAGTGCATCGAGAATCATGGTGTTGCTCCTAAAAGTTTCGAAATGCCGCGCTGTCGATTAGACGACGCGGGATTCGGTGTTGAGCAGCTGGTCGACCTTGCGCAGGGGGATGCCCATGAAGGTCGTCATTTTGTACGCGGTACCAAACTGGTTGGTGGCCGCTTCGATCGCCAGCGCGTTGCTCGACTTGTTCAGGGCCGCCACGCGCAGCATCGAATACACGGTGCGGTTCGCGTAGAACACTGCGCGACCCATGGCCAGGTTAGGCGGGCGGTCCATGGCGCGGATCATCAGGTTGATGATCTGCGTGGCGGCCGTCGATGCCTGCGTGGCCGACTGGCCCACCAGGTCGGTCGTGTTGATGTTGGCGATGCGGACCACATAGCGCCAGTCCTTGACGGCCAGACCGTTCTTCCACTGGTACAGCGCGCGCACTGCCTGGTAGAAGTTGCCGTTGGCGTCCGGTACCGACTCTTCGCCCAGGTCCTGGTGCTGCAGGCCGGCCATCGAACCTTTCGGGAACGGGCAGAACACGGTGTCTTCGCCCCACACGACCAGGTAGATCGAGCAGTTGTTCGAGCCCGTGCCGCCGGCGTCGAGGATGTTGCCACCGTTGCCAGCGCTCAGCGAGCTGTAGCGGGTCTGCAGGCCCAGGAACTGGCGTGGGTCGGTGCCCGGATTGCCGTAGAACATGGCACCGGCCATGGTCTGGTTCATCGCTTCGATGAAGGCCATGTCTTCGGACAGGCGGAAGGCTGCCTCGTTGCCGTTCAGCTTGACCAGTTCGACGTCGATGTGCGAGCGTGCTTCCAGGATGCCGCATGCTTCATCGATCTGAGCGGTGGTCGACTTGGAGGTCGGCACGCCCTGATTGATCATGCGGTAGAAGACCTGCGGCAGACCGGTGCGAATCACCAGGCGGTGACCGGTCGGCAGGTTGCCCTCCTTGAAGACAGCGTCTTCCAGGATCTCATTGGTTTGCGAGAGTGCTTCGGCCACCTTCGGCGCACGGCCATCCGGGTCCAAGCGTTTGGCCCAATCCGCGAGGGTGAGCTGGCCAGCGTTCAAAAGTGCCATGTGTGTTACTCCTGTTGGGGTGAATTGAATTCGTTACTTTTTGACGACAGGCGTAGGGTAGAAGGTGTCTGCCATGGAACGTGTACTAGGGGTGCTTGCCGCCACGCCCCCGGTTACCACCTTGTCTTCGCTGATCGCCTTGCCTGCCTTGACCATGAAGCGCACCAGCTCGGGGTGGTTGCCAAGGCCGGTCTGGTTCAGCACTTCCTTGAACGCCGGCGATGCAAAGGTGGTCATGGCGCGGGCCGCGTGCACCATGTTGGCATCCATGTTGGCGCCGCCGATCTCGGCATCGGCCCGGGTGTCAGCTTCCCAAGTGGCTTTGATGGTCTCGAACTGGGCGGCCTGCTGCGCGGCGATGATCGGCTGCATCTTGTCGACCAGCAGCTGCGCCTTGTCCTGCGGCAGGTTGAGTTCGCGCGCTGCGGCGGCAAACTCGGTCATGACGACGCTGTCGAGCACGGCACCTTCGGGCGCGGTGAAGTCCGCGTAGGCCTCGGGCGCGCCGGCTGCTGCCTTGGCTGCTTCTGCTGCTGCCGCTTCATCGGCGGCGGTCTGTTCTGGCGTCTTGGTCTCGCCTGCTGCGGCAGCGGCGGCCGCTTCTGCTGCGATTGCTTCTGGCGAGCCGGCCGCTGGCGCTGCTGCCGTGGCATCGACTGGGTTGCCAGTGGCTGCATCGAACGTCGCTGGCGCTGCGGCTGCTGGTGCTGCTGCGGGGGCAGCTGCTGGCGCTGCTGGTGCAGCATCGGTAGGCAAGTTGGTCATCATCGTGGTCATTGCAATTGCTCCTTCATCATGGTGGTGTAGAGGTCAGGGCACAGGCTGTGCACCTGGCCCAGGATTTTAAGGCCGGCAGTGCGCTGGCCTTCTTTGAATGCCATGGTCATAGCATCGGGGTTAAAACTTGCCTGGAACACGCCGGCCTCGGCCATCAAGCGCCACACGATGCGGCGCCCGTGCGGGTCGGACATGAGCCAGATGAAATCAGCGGCCTGCTGCTGTTGCGTAAGCTTGCGCTGAAGCTCGGCCTGCTCGTCGTCGGATTCTTGCTGGAAAGTGTCGGTAGGGTCGTAGTCGTTATCCATGGCGGTAATGTATTGTTGAACCGCACCGATACGTGTACCGGCGCGGGTGGATTACGTGGTGATCCGGATGTCAGGGGAGAACGCACCGCTACCGATTCCGGTGTCGATGCGCGCCCTGATGTAGTAGGTCTGCCCGGCCGCCAGACCACTGAGAGCACCAATCGGGACGATGATGCCCAGCAGGCTGGGGCTGTTGTTGACGGCGTAGGCCACCGCGCCGGCGCCATTGGCAGCGGTGCGGATCTCGTAGTCGGTTGAAGTGTGGGCCAGCCCTGCAGCCAGGATGACCGGCGCCAGCACGATGGGGAATCCCAGGCTGGCGCTGACTGGCGCGTTTTGCAACGGCAGGGTCAGCATTGCCGGGAAAACGCTGGGCCAAGTGTTCATGCCATCGGTGCGCATGATGGCCTAGAAGTAATTGACGCTGCCGACTACGTCACCGGCTACCAGCACGGTGGTGTCGAGATCGGCTACCAGCTTGGTGATGGTGTAGCCGATGCCGAGTGGGAAGGCAATGCCGGCAGGCCGGTTGATCTCGACGCGCCCACCAGGCGGAACCTGGATCGTCCACACTGGCGTATCGGTGCCGGGCGTCGGCGCCGTGGCCTTGTTGAACAGCTTGAAGAACACGGCATACGCGGCATTGTTCGCCAGTTCGACGCCGAAGACCTGGCCGGCGCCAGCCTTGACCAGAGTGGCGTTGGTCGATGCTGCGGCCACGGTTTTTGCGATGAGCAGGCCGCCCGAGCTGGCGGGCGTCATGATCACGGCCATGGTCGCGGCCCAGCTGCCATCACCCATATCCTTGAAGCGTTGCAGTACGGACCAGTCATCTTTCGATGGAATCAGTTTGTCAGCCATAATATTTCCTATTTCGTTGGGTAGAGGGTATCGGCCACGGTCTTGGCAGGTGGCGCCATGTCCATGTCAGTGATTTGCAGGTCGACGCAGGTTCGCATTTCCTCCTTGCCGTCCTTGTCCTGGTAGGCACGCTGGCTGGTGCCTGTCACCTTGACCGTAACCTGCGCCAGCATGCTCGTGCCCACCTTCGGCAACTCGGTCATGCCCAGTTTCTTGAGCGTGTCGTCGTCCAGGTAAAGGCTGGTGCCATACGGGTAGAGCGGCATGTCGCCATCGCAGCTCGGCACGCAACCGCTGGAGTCCTTTGCTTCTTTCTTGCTCAGTTGAAGATTTGCCACGGTAATTCCTTTCAGGGTTAGCCGCCCAGTCCTTGGGCGAACATGTCGAGCACGTTGGAGGCGGCGTTTCCGCCGTCAGTTGGGGTCTGGCCCAGGTTCTTGGCGGTCTGCGATGCCATGTTTGCCTGCTCCATCTGCGCAGCCTGCGCCTGCGCCTGCGCGCGCTGCTGCCGGATGATGGCCACCTGCGGCCCGGCCACGATGATGGATGGGTCGACCCCGAGCATTTCGCTGTAGGCGTCAACCCACATGTCGGAATCGAACTTGTCCAGCACGTCTGGCTTGAAGGTGGCGATCTGCCCCAGGTTGCCGACGAAGCGGTCGATGCCGTTGGTGGCCACGGCGCGCTGGGCCTGCGCCAGCACGGAGGTGTAGACGACTTGCAGCTCTTGACCATTCAACTCTTGCGGCGGCGGCGGCAGGGCGCCGGCTTCGGCCAGTTGATCGAATGCGTTGTCGACCAGCGGATTCAGGCCCTCATTGTCCAGGCGCTCGATCACGGGCCCGAGCATGAGCAGCTTTTCCTCGTGGCGCTCTGCCACCTCCGTGGCGGTCATGCCGGTGTGGTCGATGTTCGACAGCATCAGGAACAGGTCGGTGTAGAACGCCTCCTTGATGCGCTGCCGCACGTCCATCATGTCGAGGCGCAGCTCGCCCAGGTCGAGGTTGACCTGGTACAGCGACTTGATCGAGCCGTTGGGCGTCGATGGGTCGTAGTAGCTCACGCCGCCCGGCAAGGTCTCGATCTTCTGGTTGATCATCGAGATGGGCACCTGCAGAGGTGGCTTGGTCTGATAGTCGATGGCCTGGCCCTTGCGCAGGTTCTGGTGCTGAAGCTGCTTGATGTCGCCCAGCGCCTCCATGCCAGGGCTGTTGCCGTAGATGTCGCCGCCCGACACCTCCCAGCGTGGTGCCACGCCGGGGAACCGCTTGAATCCAGACTCGCGCAGAACCTTGTCGCTGTCGTTGCCGAACTCGAAATAGACGCTTTTCCATTCCATGTTCTTCGGGTCGCGCTTGGTGGGGTCACGGTCCATACGCGGCTCGATCGCGTGGATGATGGTCACCCACGTGTCTAGGCCGGTGCCACTCGTGTACAGGTTGCGGATGGCCTGGCTGCAGTTCTCGATCCCGAACTCACCCACCACCTCGGCCACAGTCTTCTGGAATTCACGGTACAGCGTGCACACCTCGCCGCGCCAGTTCTGCGCCAGGCAATACTCGCCGGTCGTGAGTGGGTAGTTGCGCACCACGTCCTTGAAGTCGGGCGTGATCAGGTTGGCGCCGGTGCCGAAGCCGCCCATTTCGCCGTACATGCTGTGCAGCGCGCGGTAGGTGTTGGACTTCTGGAACACGGTGAGGATCAGGCGTGTGACGTCGGACAGCCAGATGCGCACGGCGGCCGACTTCATGAGTTCCTTGTCCTGCACCTCGAGCTTGAACCACGGACGCGCCGGCGAGGTGGCGCCACCCATCAGGCCAGCGGACAGCACGCGCTGGGCCCTGGTGCCCGTGGAATCGATGATGTTGTTGTGGCGCTTGTCGCCACGGTTGCGGTCCTGG